GGGATGAGCAGGCGACGGTCGTAGCTGATCGGGCCCTTGTGGGCCTTGATCCAGTCGCCGATGCCGCTGATCCAGCCGGTCACGTTGCTCCACATCGATTTGAGGCCGTTGAGGAAACCGCTGATGATGCTTGCGCCGGCGTTGTAGAGCAGTGTGCCGGCTCCGGAGAAGAAGCCGCCGATTGTGCCCGGGATGCCACGGAACCATGAGACGACGCCGTTCCACGCGTTCCTGGCACCGTTTGCGGCCGAGTTGAAGATGTTGACGATGGTGGAGCCGAGACCGGAGAAGAAGCCGATGATGCCCTGCACACAGCCGGACAGGAAACTTGTGAAGCTCGACCAGACGGCCTTGCCGGTGTTGGTGCAGGTGAAGAAGTAGGTGAGTCCGGCCACGAGCGCGGCGATGAGCGTGATGACCAGCATGATCGGGTTCGCGGCCATGACCGCGTTGAGCAGTGCCTGAGCGACGGCGGCAATCCGCATGGCGGTGGTGACGGCGGTGACGGCCGTCACGGCGCCGCCGGCGGCCACGAGTGGCGTCACTAACTCCGTGTTTCGACTGATCCAGTCGCCTGCGGTCTTCAGCCAGCCGCCGACCGTCTGCGCGGCCGTGGCGACGGCGTTGAGCACGTTGCCGAACGAGGTTCCGGCCGGCTGTCCTCCGGTTATCGCGTTCACGACGGCCATGATGCCGGTCCACAATGATTGCAGGCCGCCGCCGGCCGACTGCGCGGCCGTCTGCAATGCGTTGAACGCTCCGGTGTCCTTGACCTGTGTGAAGAACGTCTGCAATCCCTGCGTGCCGTTCTGCGCGAGGTTTGTGACTGCCGTCGCGGCCGCGTTGATGCCTCCGGTGACGGCCGGTTTGAACAGGTTGAACGCGTCGGTCAGGCCGCCGGTGACGGCTGCTTCGAGGTTTCCCATGGCTCCCTCGATGGTGCTGGTCGATGTCGCGGCCTGTTTCGCCACGTCGGTCATGCCGAGGTCCATGAGCGCCTTGTTGAACTCGTCTGCGGTGATCTCGCCCTTGGACATGGCGTCGCGGAAGTTGCCCGTGTACGCGCCGTTCTTCAGCAGCGCCTCCTGGAGTTTGCCGGACGCGCCCGGGATGGCGTCGGCGAGCTGGTTCCAATTCTCGGTGGTCAATTTTCCCGCGCCGGCGGTCTGCGTGAGCATCATCGCGACGCTTTTGAAACTGTCGGCGTTGCCTCCGGCGACGGCGTTGAGGTTTCCGGCGGCTTCGGTCAGTTCCATGTAGTTGCCGATGCCGTTTGCCGCGAGCTGCGCGGTGGTGTTCTGGATGTCATCGAGGCCGTACACGGTGGCGTCGGCGTATTTGCGGGTTTCCTTCGCGGCTGCCTGCACGGCTTTGGTGTCGATGCCGGCGAAGCTCATGGTGTTCATGAACTTGTCGGTGCTGTCCGACATGTTCACCACGTCGCCGGCGAAGCCCTTCACCGTGTCCCACAGCGCGGTCACGCCCTTGACGGCCAATCCGCCGATGGCGCTGCCGAAAGCGGCCGCCTTCGTGGTGGTCTTCTCGAACGCCTTGACGGCATCATCGGCGTTGCCGGTGATGCGCACGCTCATGATCGCGCTGTGCGCCATGGTTCACTCCTTCCGTGTTTCTTCCGCTTCCTTGAGCAGTTCGGCCAGTCCGGTGCCCCAATCCAATTCGTCGGCCTCGTTCCTCCACTGCCATGGCGTGCCGCCGAAACGGCTCGCCAGGAGGAACGAGAGACGGCCGAGCGAGTCTTGGGGCCACGCGGCTAGTCCGTAGGGTTTCCCTCTTCCGGCTCCTCCTTCGGTGCCGCAAGGTCGAAGGACGCCACGGTGTCCAGCCAATGCTCGAAATCAGGCATGGTGCGCCCAGTCATGCGCAGGGCCGCGTAGGCCGCGTACGCGCCGAAACGGACGGGGGACTGGGTGATTGGCCCCCAGCCCGCGTCGATGGCGTGCGCCTCGGCCTTGCATGTCGCGCGCATCGTGATCGGCACGAGTTCGCTGGTACCGTCCGTGTAGGTGATTCTCGTGGTTGCCATTATTTTCCTTTCACTTGCTTCAATGTCTTGTCGATGAAGTCCTTGTAGACCTTTTGCCATTGGCTCTCGGTGGAGGCGACACCGTTGTTGACGAAGAGCCGTGGCCGGATGTGCCGTTTCGGCCAGCCGTAATTGATTGGGCCAGCGTAGGGCACGGCCTTGCGGCCGGCACGGATGACGCCGGCGCGTTTCGTCGCTCCGACACGCAGGCTGCCGGCCAGCCGGCCGGTCTTGCCTCGCGGGGCGAGGTTGCGGACGGCGGGCAGTGCGATCTGCGCGGCCTCGCGGTTCACTTCCTTCAGGTCGTCCATGTCCGCGCCGGCCTTGCGCATCGTCTGCACGAAGCGTTTCTGGCCGACGACCATCAATGCCTTGCCGGCCATCACTTACCCGAGTAGGCCGTGTGGGCGACGTTCGTGACGGCGAAGCTCAGATCGTTCGTGTTCTTCGATTTGACGTCGCCGCCGATGGCGATTGGCGCGATGGTGACGTTGAAGGTCCACTGGATATTGCCTTTCGTGTTCGGCACGAACTGGGCAGGCAGCGTCTCGCCCTTGTGGTCGAAGAGCCAGACGGCCAGACCGTCCTCGCTGAAGTCGTCGCCCACGGTGCCCTCGAAAGTCCATGTGGTCGTGGTGTTCGTTTCCTCTGATCCGTCGAGGTAGGTGGTCGGGTCGTCGCTGCTGTTCGACGGGTTCAGCTGCGCCTTGGTCAGGTCGGCGCTGAAGTCCCTGCCGTTTGCGGTGTCGGTGATCTTGAAGATGCCTGGGCCGAGCGTGCGGATCTTTCCAGTCATGATTGTTTTCCTTTCCTTGTCTTATTCGGTTTCCAGAGCGTTCAACGTGACCTGGTATGCCGCTAGCGTGCCGGCGCCTGCGAGGTTCCATGTCGCGGGCGTGGCCTTCTGGAGGTTCAGGCCACGTTCGGCGAGCCGGTCGAGCGCTGTGAGGATGTCATCGACTGCGGATGGCTGCGTGGCCGGCGTACCGGCGATAACGTCCAGGGTCCAGACGGGTTCCGGCGGGCCCCATGACGGCCATTCCACGGTCGGAGGTTCGATGAACACGGCCACCTTGCCGGCGGCGGGGCGCACCAGCTGGGCGTCGATGCTGATGCTGCTCACGAGCCCGTCGAGCATGTCGGCGAGCGTGGCCATGAGGGCGGCGCGTTGTTCCTGGATGTTCATGCGATCACCATTCCCCCGGTCAGCACGCCGGCGGCGCGGAGTTTCGGCCAGACGGAGCGGAGCGGGTCGGTGGAGATTCTGAATGGTTCCACGGTCGAGTCGCCGACGTCCATGACGCCGAGGCGGGCGTCGCGCATGTTGAACAGGTCGGCCGCGCAGGAGACGATGCAGTCGGCCAGCAGATCGTCGTCCACGGTGGCGGTGCCGACCGCGTGCGAGACGTATCGTTTCGCCGCCGAGAGTTTGACCGTGAGCCGGTCTTCCTCTCCGGCCGGGACGCCTACCTCGTCGCGGAGTCGTTGCAGCAGGGTGTTGTCCTCGATCATCATGCCGTGGCGAACTTCACCGGGATGAGGCCCAGGGGCTGAGTTGCAGCCACGGCCATGTACCCGTAGACGCTGTAGTTTTCGGTGAGTTTGGTCGGGTCGCCGTCGCTGAGCTGGGTCGGGCCGCCGGATTCCCACACGGTCACGGCCTCGGGGTCGATGAAGCACGCGGTGCCGTTCGGGGCCTTGGGCAGCATTTGCACGGGGACGCGCAGGAACTTGCCCGCGATGCCCGTAAGGTCGAAGTCGCCCAACGTGTCGCTGCCGTCTCCGCTGAGGTCGAAGAAACGGCTGCCGGTGTCCTTGAGCTTGACAAGCGCGGCCATGACGTCCTTGGAAACGCCCAGGCGGGTAAGGCTCACGTTGCGGTCGTCGGCCAGTTCCGCCGCGTCCATGATCAGCATGGCCCACTGGTCGATGGTCATTGCCGCCAGTTGGGCCGGTGCATCGATCTTGTTCGCGTCCGTCTCGGCGTCGCGCTGAGCCGCGATGGTGTTATACAGGAACGTCCGCACCTTGTTTTCGGTGGCCTTGGCGTAGGCGTTGCGCAACGCCGCCAGCGCGGTGTTGAGCATGGGCGTGGTGCTGCGCTCGATGGTCTGTCGCGAAAGCGTGGTGTAGCCGCCGTAGGTCTCGATGCTTGCGCTCTTGGTGCCGAACGTGACCTTGCCGAACTGCAACGCGCCGCCCTCGTTCTCCTGCTTGTCCACCGTGGCGGTGTCGGACGCCACCACGTTGTATTCCATCGTCATGCCCTTGTCCGGCAGCGTGTCATGGGTGAGGATATTGGTCACCTTGCGGCGCTGCTCGATCAGTCGCAAATCATCCCTAATCCATGCCACCTTGTTGCCAGTGTCGCCGGTGGAGATGAGGTCGCGGCACTCGTGCATGAGCTGCACTGCCGCTTCGTCGCCACGGTAGAGCGCCTGAAGATAGTCGCCGGCCGTGCGATACTCAGCGCCCATGACCTTGACCGGCTCACTGTCGGTGTTCCTGGCAATGGCGGCTTTCATGCTGCGCTGTTCGTCCATGATGCCGTTCAGCTTGTCGTTGATTTCGTTGAGGTCCATTTCGTTTCCTTTCTGGTTTCCGGTTTCCCTCATGTTTCCGTGGGTAGTTTCGCTGCTGCGCTGCGAAGTGATCTTCGCGGCCTCGTAGGCCGGCCACGACACCACCGAAACCTCCAACAATCGGACGTGTCTGCGGTGGATAACGCCTTGCTTGTCCACCTCGTCGTCAATCGGCATGAATCCGACGCTGAGCGAGTCCAGCGCGCCGTCGCGCAACAGGGCCACCACGTCCCGGCCGCGCTGCGTGTCGCTGATATGCGCCGTGATATGCAAGCCGTCGTCTTGTGGCTCCGCGTCGAGGATACGGCCGATAAGCTCACCGTGCTGATAGCAGAGCTTCGCCGTGTCCGTGTTGTCGAAAACACAATCGGCGTCGAACGTCTCGGCACCGTCCCATGTGCTGATGACGCTGCCGTAGGGCACGGCCACACCCTCCAACGTGTGCCCGTCGCCCTCTTCGGCCGCGCGTAGGCACACGCCCTTAAACCCGATTTCATGCTTCATTCTGCGTCTCCTGTTCCTGTGGCTGTTCCTGTGGTTCCGGTTGCGGTGCCGCGATGAGAGGCGGCAACGCCTCCCTTGCGCGCACCTCGTTCACGTCCATCCACCCGGCCTCTATCGCCGTCTTGTAGGCGTTGAACCGGTCGGCCATGTTGGCGCGCCGGCTGCTGTCCCAGTCGAACGCGGCCGTGCGGCCCCTCGGCAACAAACGGTTGAAAAGTTCCTCTATCTCGCCCGCATAAGCCGCCAACGTGTAATCGGCGAACTCGATCCACGATTGCTCGATATTCGAGTAAGTAAGGTTGCTACCGTCAACGGCCGCCAGCATGATGCTCGCCGGGATGCCTAGAAGCCGCGCGATCTGAGTGGTGTCGAACTTCTGAGTCTCTAAAAACTGCAAATCTGCCGGTTTCATGTCCAAGGGCACGTATTTGAGTTTCGAGCCGAGCACCTTCACATCGCCGGCCTCACCCGTGGCTTTCCACGCCTCCTTGGCGTCCTTGGCCACCTGCGGTGTCACCTTTTCCTCCGTCTGCAAATAGCCCTTGAGGTTGCTACCGTCGCTATAGAACTTGGCCTTGTAGGTGCGGGCCATCTGCGCGGCCTCCACCTCCTCACGCGCCGCCGAGATTGGCCCAAGCCCACGCAACCGGCCCGGCACGTTCAAAAACTTGCAATGAACGATCTGGTCGGCCGTGTAATCATGGCCCAGATAGCTATAGCGGAGCTTGGGCGCGGCCGGGTCGTTGCCGTCGTCGCTCACGGTCACGAGGGATGGTGGAAGCACCTCGCAAGAGACCACTTCGCCATCGAACCGCACCAATCGCACGAAAGCGTTCCCGTCCAATACCATGCTTGCCACCATGTCCGCGAGGAAGTCGCGGCGGCTGCGGTTCACGTCCGGCTGAAGCACGATGGAGGAAACCGTGTCGAGCTTCACGCCTCCCCTGATTTCATGGATGGGCAAACCGGTGATGGCGGTTTGCAGCACTTGCACGCCACGGAACACGGTTGAGAGGCTCAACGGGTCGCAGTTCCCCAAT